GGCTAAGATGTAAGTACAGCAATGTACTCAGTTGACAGTCACTAATAGGTCGAGGGTTTAACCAAAAGATAGGAAAAATTTATAATAGCTCGGAATTTGGTAGGCAGTTTTGAAGGTGCATTTTCTTCTTAACGAAAACAAACGGAGTGCAGTTTGAGTTTTAGAAGAAAAGTACACTTGACTTTACATAGTAAAGTCATAGTGCTACATTGACCTTTCTTAGTGAGTACAAGCGCAGCAAAGTATGAACTTAGAAAAATAGCGTACTTGAACTTACAAAGTAAGTTCGTAGTATTTATTTTACTTCAAAAAATATGGCCCGATGGCTCAGTTGGTTAGAGCGCCGCCCTGTCACGGCGGAGGTCGTCGGTTCGAGTCCGATTCGGGTCGTTACTTAAAGTATTCCAGCCTTTAAGTTTATATATGGGATCTTAGCTCAGCTGGGAGAGCATCTGCCTTACAAGCAGAGGGTCACAGGTTCGAGCCCTGTAGGTCCCATTGTCTTTCGATATTTTTGAGAGAGAAAGTGTTGACAATGTATTAGATATGTGATAATATGTTGCACATGCCGATATGGCTCAATTGGCAGAGCAGCTGATTTGTAATCAGCAGGTTATCGGTTCGAGTCCGATTATCGGCTTTTACTCTTATGAGTAAAAGTGAAGAACTTAATAGGTTTGGGGGAATTCCCGAGAGGCCAAAGGGGACAGACTGTAAATCTGCTAGCACTGCTTTCGGTGGTTCGAATCCACCTTCCCCCATTGTTCAGTCACTCTTTTTAAGAGTGAGTTTTATTCTGAATATTGTTGTCGCGGGGTAGAGCAGTCTGGAAGCTCGTCGGGCTCATAACCCGGAGGTCGCAGGTTCAAATCCTGTCCCCGCAATTATGCCTTGATAGCTCAGTTGGTAGAGCAGAGGACTGAAAATCCTCGTGTCACTGGTTCGATTCCGGTTCAAGGCATTTAATTTTATTATGGGATACTAGCTCAGGCGGTAGAGCACTTGACTTTTAATCAAGTTGTCCCGGGTTCGAGTCCCGGGTGTCTCATCAGTGTGAAACGGCTCAAGGCTTTGATTTACAAGGCTTTGAGCCGTTTTTTAATTTCTATGGTGGTTGAAAATGAGTCGTTTTAATGCAAAATAAATGTCTAAAAATGTCTAAAATCGCTTTTCTAAAAGTAAGATGTCTAATAAATGTCTAAGAGATTTATAGTGATATTGCAGTCTCTATAGAGTTATTTACTTGCTCTTTATCTACTAAAATATGACTGTACACATCTATAACCATTTTTTCAGTATCACCCAGCAGTTTAGCAATCATCTTTGTAGATATAGCAGGTACTTGATAGCACAGACGAGTGCAGTAGTTATGCCTGAAGATGTGTGGGGTAAGACCGTGTATAATCCTGATTGTATCTGTACCGCCTGCAGCAATATTCATTTTCTTTATGATTTGTTCCCACATTTTTTCAAAGCTTGATAAAGTCATTTCCGAACCGTCTACCTTAGTGATTAAATAATTGTCTACTGTCTTTATGTAGTCCTTTAAAAAGTCTTTTAGATATCCGGGCATTGGCACTGTTCGTTGCCCCCTAACTGTCTTAGTTTCTTTTATGTAAGACCTATTGACCTCAAAAGCCATAGACTTTGTTATGCTTATTTCAGCATTTTCAAGTGATATATCATACTTAGTAAGCGCCAAGGCCTCGCCTCTTCTCAAGCCACAACCGTATAAGAGATATATAAAGCACTTTTCTCTGCCGGTAAAATCTGCGGTCTTTATTGCCCTGATTTCAAGCTCTGTAAGGGCTCTCTTTTCTTTGCTCTTGTATGAGGGCAACTCTAAATCATCTACAAGCGTATGTGCCACATTTATTGGTATTAGTTGAGCTTTTGAAGCGGATTTTAGAATTTGCTTTAAGGTCAATGCAAGTTGTTGACAGGTTCGGGGTCTATCCACTCTTTCATTTATTAAGCTTTGTAATCTTGCGTGAGTAAGGTGCTGTAAAGGGATATCTGACAAGTCGATTATATGCTTGTCTATGATGTTTTTGTACATAAGGTATGTATTTCTTGAGCGATTTACCTTGTATGTATCAAGCCATTCTATAGCATAGTCATAAAGCGATATATCGCTGGAAGTTACATATTCTCTTTTATATACTTTATCTTTAAGTTCATTTACTTTCTTTTCCAGATCGGCGCTGGACTTCTTAGATATTAAGTTTATTCTGTGTTTAGATCCGTCGGGGTTATAAGTACCGTCCCACACCTTTGCACGGAAATAGCCGTCTTTCCCTTTACTGTATTTAGCCTTTGCCATATGTACCTCCTTAATTTTGAGTATAAAAATAACAGCATTGTCAAACAGCTGTTACAGTGGTACAATATAGCTTGTCTAGGGCGTATACTGTAAGCGTAACAGCCTTACAATGTATATGTGTGCCACTTGGTATTGGCGTACCGGGTGGCTTTTTTAATTAAAAAATCTCTAGGTTCGGCTTTGTCCTGATACTGGGGGCGTACTGCTAGAGATTACTTATCCTTAACTAATAAGGTTTTCGCATCTCTAGGGTAGCATGTTTAAAGTTAAAAATCAAATAATTAATGGAAGTAGTTCCACCATTCTGTCAATGATATCGTCAGGAAGTGAGAAAAGAGCGAATATATTCTTGCCATTAAAATCAACATCTTTGTAGGGAGAGAATACACTGTCTAAGTCACGGATAAAGTTAGATATCGCATAGTTATTTCGCAACAGAATAAGTATTGCGAATATTATTGCGGCATTCCCTTTTCTACCGGAACTGTGTACTATATTTATTCCATCCATGAAGTTATGCGATAGTGTTTGTAATTGCCTTTTAGGAAGTTCGATTTTAAACGTTTCACTGAATACTTTATTGCCGTGCGCAATAGTATTTCTATATTCTTTACACAAATCCAACGATTTTATAAAAAACTCCCTCTTGTCTAAAGGATTAAGTCCACTGAGAGAATTAAAATAATCCAATAGTTCATCTTTCAAAGCAGGCTTAAGAATTTTATACCAATGGATGGTTTCTCCAAGAGATATGGAAGTTGTGACAATCCAAGGTGGTATATGGTTTTTGCTTTTGTAATGAGTAACACTTAATCCGGCTTGGTGACCGCATATATCTTTTTTGATACTTTTCAATGTATTATTCCGAAAAGGAGAATTTATGTAGTTATTCCTGCATAAATAATCTGACGGATTTGTATTTTTAAAGTCATTATAGTCAGTGTAAACACCGTAATTCTTAGCAACTAAATAGGCCAATTTGCACTTTACTGAGTTTTCTACACATGAGATGTATTTTAAAAGCACACTTGAAAAGCTGATATTTATCATGTGAAGAGTGTACAGCATTTCAAAAGATGTACCCGGTATGAAAGTATCAGAATTACAATTCAGTATCAAAGAGTTCTTATACCCATTTACAACTGTATAATAAGAAACATCCTGAAGTACAATCTTTGCAAAATCCATATCATTGATGCTCAGCCCTCTATTCTTTAATATTTCAAGTTGTTCATCAAATGTTTTAAAAGGTTTATCGTATGGCAAGAAAAAAAGCCTCCTTATCAAGCTGATAAGAAAGGCTTTCTCTCTAATCTCTCTAGCAGAGATCATTTACACTGCTTATCTTATCAACAATAGTTATAATTGTCAAGCAAATTTGACGGGGTCTCCAACCTCAATAGCTCTGTTTTTGATTTTTAATGCGTCAATACTTGAGTCATCAATATTTAAAGGTGCAATAACTTCAACAGTATTATTTACTAAAGGTGAAATAGCAAATAATGGCGATTGCTTCTTTGTTTTCGTTTCACTGTTTTCACACACAGCATAATTATCAGTGGCGTCAATAACTGTTACTTTCCCTTTGATATAGTCATATATACCGAGGGAAGTACCGTCCAAGTCATTTAATTCAGCCTCAGGAAAGTACACACACAATCTATCTCCCGTATTTACCACGCTTTTTCCAACGTTTATTATTAATCGAGTTTTGCTGAGGATTCGTATTACATTACCTATATAAGCATCCCCGTATAGCTTTTGTTGTTCTTTAAATTTCTCTATATCCATAGTTGTACCCTTTACTTATTTAGTGCATTTTTAAAACTTCCCTCTAAGCTCTACAATCCTCTAACTTACTTCTCGGCTTTGTCACAGCTGTCCTTGTTGGCTAACCTAACGTTGTAGTAAAAAGTTTTCCGAAACTGTTAGGGCTGAGATTATATAAAACATATCTCTTAAAGAAGATGCCACTGTTTGACTTCATAAAAATTTGTTTTTTATGCTTGTAGAGATAGGCTTTTGCAACTATTTCATTATCCTTTAGTACATGTTGACCATTTTCGGTATTTTCTATGTCATATCCAAGCCTATGCAGGATATCAGAGTAAATAGGGTCTAAACAGTCAGACTGTTCAATTGAATAAGGAACTTCAGGTGATGAATTAAAAGTTATGCCGGTATCGCCGTTAATGTATAATTGCATTGCTTTATGTAGTATAGGACGATACTTGTCCACAACATTTTTGGTTTTTACACCTTCATATAAATCTTTTAGAAAAAACCTTACTAATTCATCACTTGGATATTCGAACTCATAGCGAAGGATAGACTTAAATTCATCAATGTATCTTAGTTCTGACGCTGCTCCAAGTATTAAATCAACATCAAATACATCTTTTGAGAATTTTTGAAGTTCGTTTAACTGTGCCGGCTTAATATCTGACAAATCTACTTCAAGGAAAGGATTTTCGTCCATCTTATTTGGTTCTACTAAGTCACTATAAAATTTGTAAACTTTCCCATTGGTTAAAATTGCAAACTTAGCCGGAGTAACAGAAAAATATCTATACAGTTGAGATGTATGCTTTTTCAATTTTTCGCCTACATATTTTGCTTCTATCAATATAATGGGTTGTCCATCCTTCATAATGGCATAGTCAACTTTTTCGCCCCTTTTGGTACCTACATCAGCTGTATACTCAGGAACAAATTCTATCGGATTGAAAACATCATATCCTAAAAGCTGAAAGAATGGCAAAATCAGAGTCATTTTTGTTGCTTCTTCAGTTCTGATATTTTTAGCATGTTCAAGTTTTTTAGAGAACTCCTGTAATTGTTCTTCAAAACTCATTTTTAAAACGCCTCCCTCGTTTTTTATTAAAATTTTCCTCTAAGCTCCACTACTTTACCTATGATATTTACCGGCAAATCAATTATGTCTTTTTTGCTAAAGAACATAGGTTCATAGTCAGGGTTTAAAGATATCAGGCTTATGCCGTCATCATGCTTTTGTAGTCTTTTACAACAAGCGTCATACCCATTGACTTTAGTAATTACGATATCTCCTGAATCTGCATCTGGCTGTACTCTAACAATTACTACATCCCCATTCTGTATTCGTGGCGACATGGAATTACCTTTTATGCGAAGTCCAAAGAACTCCCCTCGTCTTGCAAGATCTTCGTCTATCTCCTCATAATCAATTATATCCTCTATAGCTTCTATAGGTATACCGGCTGCTACATCACCGAGGACGGGAATTTTTACGCCTCTTGGCTTTTCATGTGGTTCGGGATTACCATTTGGCAAATTATCATTACTATTCCAACCCATAAGCTTAGCAGGAGTTGTTTCTAATATTTTGGCTATAGGCTCAAGTGTGCCTACAGGAAAATTCTCAATATCGTTACTCTCATATCTGTATACAGTTGCTCTATTTTTACCAAGTCTATCAGCCACTTCATCGACTGATAAGCCAAGCTCTCTTCGTCTTTGTTTTATTCTTTCACCTATCGTCATCTTAAAAACTCCTTTTATTAGGATATTGTAATTATATAACTTTATTTGCAAATATGCAACAACTAAATATATAAAAAATAAAAAAATCGCATTTAACGCAAAAATAGTGTTGACAAAAATTATAAAAAGATTTATTATAAGTTTGTCGCAGAAATGCGATAGAAAGGAATACAAAATATGAATGTTAATAAGCTAAAAGGAAAAATTGTAGAGAATGGGCTTAATGTCTCACAATTAGCATCTTCCATTGGTATAGATAAGACAACTCTGTATAGGAAGCTTACATCCAATGGCGATACACTGACTATAAGCGAAGCTGAAAAAATAGCTAGAACGCTAAATCTATCAATGGAAGATGTAAATGCAATTTTTTTTGCTGATTTTGTCGCATAATATGCGAATTTAAAAAAGGGAGGTGATTTTATAAATGATTTAAAAATATCCTTGGCGGCCGCAAGAGTAAATGCAGAGCTTAGCCAAAGGGAAGCAGCAAAAATGTTGAAAGTAGGACAGCAAACCATTCTGAATTGGGAAAAAGGAAAAGTAGCAATCCCTGCATTTCAGCTTGAAAGACTGGTAGGGATTTATCAGATTCCAATTGAGAACATAAGAATTAAAAAGAGCTGCACAGCTCAGAACCAATGAGTTATGCAGCAAAAGTAGCAATTATTTTTTCTTACTTGGTGTTTGTGATAAAGCAGAACCAGCTACAGATTTGGAAGCAGAGCTTGTTCTTTTATCACGAAGAATTTTAGATGCAGTAGATGCAACTCTTTTAGAAGTTTTTTTATTAGCCATAGACACCTCCTTTCATAGATTTTGGTTAAGTATATTACTACGGAATAGGGAAGTCAAGGGCAAATATACAATATATAGTATTAAAATTGCAAAATATAAACTATATATTGTGGCAAAAAGTAAACTGAAATAAGTAGAAGTAGGCAGAAGTAGTTGTTTTTACAAACAGAAAATTAGGAGGTGATTTTATAAAAATAGAAAAGTGGTGCAACCACGAAATCAGATTTGTAGAAAAAGATGGCGAATGGTGGGCGGTGGCTACAGATATAGCAAATGCTTTAGGGCATAGAGATGCAAACAATGCTTTAAAGAAAATGAAGACTAAATATAAGGGTACTCACAAAGTTAGTACCCCGAGTGGAATACAAAATGTGACTATCCTAAATGAAAAAGGTATTTATCGCCTAATTATGAGGAGCAATAAGCCTGAAGCTGAAGAATTTCAAGACTTTGTTTATGAAGTAATTAAGGGTCTCCGTGAAGCATCAGGATATGAGGGCTTTGAGATATTCCGAATGCTTGATAAAGAACATCAAAAGGAAATGATGAAAAAGCTTCAGGAAGGACTTAAAAAGCCTGCAAGGGTTGATTATATCAAGGCTAATACGATAGCAAATAAGGCTGTATCACTGAAGCATGGATATCCAAAGATGGTAAAGAAAGCGGATATGGCTCCGGAGATGTTAAAGGATAGAGAGCCGATACTTGTGGATACAGTGGAGTTGATGACGGTCAAAGACAAGTACGGCTTAGATGTATCAGTAAGCGATACGATTTATAAGAAAAGTGAAGAAAAGGTAGGGTAGGAGAGAACATGGAATTAAAAGATATTAACACTTGTGAGTTGGTAGAAGAACTCAAAAAGAGGGAAGGTGTAGAAGTTAAAATTGCAGAACCGCATAAAGATATGTCGGTATCGGTAAACGGTCCTGCTGTTGTTTTGGTAGTCGTTGATTAACCTATTTTGCTGTATGGGTAGTGCCCTTTTACATAGGTGGCTAAATAGCTACCTTTAGAAGATGCATTCACGAGTTCGTTATAAACATATTCAGGAACACCGGAATAGCTGTACAAGGAGCCATTTTTAAAGCGTACATATAAAGTGCCTTTTTCATACCCTACGGCGTCTAGGTTTGAGGATGATACAGAAATCATATTCATTAACTAGTATTTCATCTTTTAATTAACTCGACTTTTTGACAGGCAGTGTATCAACAATGATTTCTTCCGATACATCA